ATTGACGTTCCGATCCCACATGACTTTGATGTCGCGCATCCGCTTGTTGAGCATGTCCTGAAGCATCTGCACGTCGGCGATCATCGTGCGGCCCCAGAAATAGCCCGGCGTCTCCTGACCCTGGACCTTGACGAACGAGTGCTTGCCGGGAACGCGCGACAGATTGCGGCGGGTGTCGTCGCCCTCGATGATGATCGGCTCGTGCCCATAGAGGCACTGGATCGTCGTCCAGTCTTCGTCGCGGTCGCGGTCCTTGATCCACAGCTCGCAATGCTTGACGGTCGGGGCGAAGCGCCGCTGTGGACGCCAGGGCGTCGGAACGGGAAAGACGTTGACGATGCCCGCCGCGGATGACGGAGCGTCGCCAACGTCCCCCAATGGTTGCAGCCCGCCAACAACCATTTGGTGAAAGTAGGTCGGTTCTTCCTCGTCGCGATCCGGCCCCGGCTCCTCGTCGAGCTTGGCCATGATCTCCGTATAGCGCGGATGATCCATCAGCGTGGTGCGCAACCGCGACTTGGTCGGATAGCTGACGTGGCAGAAGGCCTCCTGCTCGTCGAGATGGAGCGTCGTTTCCGACAGCACGCCGAAATTTTGCGGGTGGACTTGCGCCACCTTGAAGGTGCCGCTGTCGCCGTCAGGCAAAACCTTCAGCAGACCGCAGCCGTTGATCAGGCCCCACGTCACGGCGTCGGCGAAGGTCACGTCGCCGTCAATCTGGCGAAAGTCGGCGGTCAGCTTTTCGCCCACCAGCTCGGAGCGTTCGAGCACGTCCTCGGGCTCGCCGCTGTCATAGACCAAGTTCAGCTTGACGTCGGTCGGCTGCATCAGGAAGCCCGACAGCTTGTCGATGAACTGCTTGGTTTTGTTGTAAATCGCGGCCCTGCTATCCGAGGAGCCGGTGTAATAATACTGCCCGGCGCGGGTGTAGATCATGCCGCGCTCTTCGCTGGAGGCCATGCACTCGTCGATCATTTCCCTGACCCACGCCTGCATCAGGCCGCCGCGCGTCGGGGGGATTTTGAGAGCCATTCATTCCACCGGGGTGCTTGGTCGGCGCAGCTCGCGCGGCAAGCCGAGCTCCTCGGCGACAGCGCCTGTCCCCTGGAAGCGCGCGCGCTCCGGATCGGCCAATTGCGGCGCACCCGGGGCGGTCATCGGCATCGGCTGGGTTGGCGTCGGCAGCACCGCTTGTCCGACTGCGCTCTCGCCCAGGCCGCGCGCCCAGGCGGCGCTTTCTTCCGGCGAGGTCCAGCCCGCCTGTTGCATCAGCGCGTTGATCAGATCGCGGATGGCGGCCGGGCGGGTGGCGTCGGCGACCGCGGCCTTGCCTTCCTGTCCGGCCCGCGCCACTTCGCCCTTGCGCGCCTGCATCTTGTCGCGCCACGCCTCGGTGTTCGCCTTGTCCATTTCGCGGTCAACCGCGCTGGTCCCGGCGGCATGGGCTGTTTCGCCGCTGACAGTCGGCTCCACCCGGCCCGGAGCGACGGCGCCCTCGACCGCTTTGACGCCAGCGGTGCGCGCCGGGTCGCTTCCGCCGCCCATGCGGGTCAGCGCCCCAATCAGGTCTTGCAGCGAAAAGCCGTTGCCCGTGTCTCCCATGGCCTTACCCTCGCCATCCCAACCGGGGCAGCGCCCCGCCTTGCAGGGCAAGCAAGACGTAAATCAAAACGAGGATGAAGAACACCAGCCAGATCGCGCGCTCGATTCTCGCATCAACCGGAACGAAGGTGCGCACCGCCATCAGGCCAAGATAGATCACGCCGCCCAGAATAATCACCCCGATCGCAAGCCACAGGATTGAGATGGCGAGGCTGATCATCTACCAAACCTTAATGGCCTTCCTCTTGCTCGCCTCAATTAAGTCCGGTTGCGCCCCGGTGGCAAGATTGCGCTGGAGAATGTCGAGCCCGTTGCCGTATTTCTGCCGTGTCTCTCGGCCGATCGCCACGGCGGTTTCGAGCGCGTTGTTGACCGTGCCCCACGAACTCGCCAACTGACTTGGCGACTGGTCCTTGTAGCGGACCTTCGACGTGCCGCCCTGGCGGTTGCCGAACTGGATGTCGGCGACTTGGTAGTCGTTGGCGATGATGTCCTCGGCGATCGCCCTAGCCTTGCCGCCGATGCTTCCGCCGATCGCTGGCGGTTTGAACTCTTGGTGCATCCTCTGGTCGCACGCTTCGCAGCTCGGCGGCGGGCAGTTCCACTGGTCGCTCGATAGCGTCTGCTCCATCCGGTGGTTGCACTCGGGGCACATGTAGGTTCGATTGATCATCGTGGTCGATCCCTGTCGGAGCGGCTAGCGTGTCGCCTTCCTTCCAAGGTTCAGGCGGCGTTTCAGTTAACCCCAGACGGTCAAGGACACGCCCCATCTGCTCCTCGAGCGCGGTGATTCGTTCCTCGGTCTGGGCGGTGCGCAGCATCATCGGCGAGCGCGGCAAGGTCACGTCAGGTCCGCCATGTGGCCGCTTTGACCGCCCACATTTGCGCGCCTTGCGCCTCGGTGATGGCGACGGAGTAGAGCCGCTTCGTCTCGGCGTCGTGGGCGGCCTCGCGCACGTCGTTGAGCATGTCGATGATCTCCGCGTAGAGCTGTTTGAGGTCGCGTACGGTAGGGTCGCCGCTCGGGTTGAAGGTGAGGCCGACCGCCTTCTCGCCGAAGGTCATTTCGCGTGTCCCTTGGCCTGCTTCGCTCATCAAAACTTCTCCATCCGCCGGTTGGCCTTCTGGTTGATTTTCCGGACATGCTCGCTGAAGGCGAACGATAGCACGGTCCCGGCGTCCTGCGGAGGCCGGTCCCCCTTGACGCTGTCCCAGGTCAGGTTACGAGCGATCAGCCCCGCCCGCCGCCATTCCACCCAGGTATGATGGGCGAGCACGGTGGCGCTGACAAGGTCGTCGTTCTCGCCCGTGTCCGGGCCAGCTCCCAGCCAGCCGTCCTCCTCGACGATCGCCTGCATTTCCTGCATCAGCCGGATCGACCTTATTTCGATCCGGCGCAGCATCAGGCTGTCGCGCACCGCGCTGTAGACATGCTGCTTGTTGTCCTGATTGGTCTTCCAGGCGATCACGTTGCCTGCGCCGCCCAGCGTGTCGGCGCGCTTGTAGAGGAACCATCGCACGGCCCCGATCATGTTGAGGATGCTGTCGCTGCCCGGCTCGGCCTGAAGGATGCCGCGCTCGGCGAGCTGGCGAAGGTTGCGCACTTCCGGGATCACGGCGGCGCCGACGCCGGACACTTCGATGTTGGCCATGTGGTCGCGGTAGGCTCCGCACAGATGCGCCAGCACCCAAGCGAACTGGTAGGTCAGCGGCTTGTTGGATTGGAACTCGGCGACTTGGACGAGCCGATCGGCGTAGCAGCGGAAGACCTCGATGGCGTGGTCGTTAGCGTCCCCCCCGCCGCCGCCCGACGGATCGCCGCCGATGACGTAGACGCCTTGGGGGTCGGGCGGCTCGTACACCCGCAGCATCACCTCGTCCTTGTTCGTCGTCTGGGCTATCGTTGAGCCAAGGAAGGCATCCTCGAAGCTGTACTGGTAGCCCTGATAGGGCGGCCCGCTGGTCAGCGCCTCCACCAGCTCCAGGGTGCGTTGGGCCGGGAAGAAAGACGAGCCCGAAGCTACAAAGCACTCCCTTTCGTTCCACGGATAGTGTCGGAGCATATACTCCTCGGCCCGGTACTCCGATTCGCGTCGCCACCATGCGATCTGCTCCGGTTTGACGGTGACGCCGTAGGCCTGCTTGACCCCGCGCGCCTTGGCGATCTCCTCCTCGGTCAGATGCCCGTCCCAAAAGGTCTTGTAGTCCGGGTCGGTCTTGGCGATCGAGTAGGTCGGATTTGCCCAGAAGCCGACGAAAATGAACCGCATGTGCCGGTCGGTCTTGGCCTGCTGGCAATGGTTGTAATACCAGTTGAAGCCGTTTGCGATCGACTCCCAGATGTACAGCCGGGTTGGGTTGACGCGAGCCAGCGACGCCTTCAGCGACTCGACGCCCGCCAAAGATTTCCACGTGCCGCATTCCGTCGCGTGCATCATGTTGAGCGCGCGGCTCGCGCCAAGGTCTGGGTTGGAGGCCGCCGCCATCAGGTCGATCACGCTGCGATTGGCGAACGCCATGCCGTTGCGGTTGTTCTGGGTCAGCCGGTGCTCGGTCGATCGCCACTCGGGCGGCAGCGTCTCGAGCAGCGCGGCGAAGATCCGCCGCAAGCGTTCGAGGTTGTCCGTCCTATCGGCGATGATCGCGCCTTGAACGCCGGGGTTGGCCAGCGCCCAGAACAGTTCGATCACGCTGCACACCGTGGTGATCGCGACTTGGCGGCATTTGAGGACAACGAACTCGTGGACGCCTTCGTCCAGCCCTTTGGCGACGGCGTCGATCACCATGCGCTGCGCCAGCCACGGTTCGACGTGGGTGCGCCCCTGCTCCTTGGTGTCGATCTCCACCGCCTGTAACAGGTCGTAGATGCCGGTGCGGATGCTCGGCCTTGTCATCGTCGATTGCCAGCGGCGCGGTAGATGTCGCCATCGCGCCGCTTCCAGCGGTTGGCAAGCAGCCCTTGCACGATGGTTGCGGTGGTCGTTGCGTTCACCTGGGCGAGGCGCAGGATGTCAGCCTCGCGCCTCGCCTGCGTCATCAGCTCGTCTTGTTCCATGCAACCCTCCCGTGTTAGAGGTGCAAACAGCCTCCGCTCCCGGGCGAAGGCGTCCTTAACGTCTTGTGGTCCTTGGGTCGCCATCGAAGTTCGCCCTCCGATGGCGACTTTTTTATTTCACCCTCTTGGTTAGTGACGCCAAGAGGCCGCGGCCCTTGGGCGTCAGATGATACACTTTTTCGCGCCGGTTCATTAGGTTGTCCCGCCCCTCGATCAGGCCCAGGCCTTCGGCGTAGTGCCGATCGCGCTCGCCCACGTCCAGCAAGTTGCGGGACATGGTCGTCGGCGACACCCCCGCTTTGCTGGCGTAGTCGGACACGCTCAAGCCCTCGTGTTCGGCGACCAACAGCACCGCCTGAATCTGGCGGGCTGGCATGGTCCCCTTCAATCGAAGGAACGCTTCAAGGGCGCGCAGATGCACTCGGATGAGGGCCTGCGTGTCGTCTCTGTCACTCGTCGCGATGGTCATCGGCGGCCTCCTCCTCTTTGAGCGCCACCGGCTCTTCGTTGAGCACGAGTCTGGGCGGCTCGGCGTCGTCCGGGCCGTAGACGTTGACGGTAAAGCGTTCCTCTCGACCATGGCTCTGGAAGGCCACGGTTACGTTGAGGTCGCGTCGGGTGATTGCGATCTGGTCGCAATCGAAGATCGCCATTGAGAAAACATAAGGCCGTCCCACGTCCGTCACTCCTTCTCTTTGTGCATAATGACTGATATGGCATAATCGCCGGACGCTTGCAATGGCGCATGTGTCGTGCTATCTATATGACGCTTAACAAGGGAGCGTCAGATGGTGAAATAT